TAGAGCGTGCCAAGAAGGGCATCAAGACTGTCCAAGCGCGAGACGCCGCATCCTTGCGTTGGCAGAGCGGCGGCAATGCGGACGCAGATGCCGACGCATCGAATCCGCATTACGAAAACGATGCTACCACTACCAGTACCAGTTCCTTACCTAGTAACCAAGTAGAGGTTGTTAGTACCGCGCGCGAGAATTCGAGCGAAGTCGCCTCAGGAAGCGGTGCCCCGTCGCCGCACATTCGCTTGGTCGTCGCCGCGAACAAAGGGCTCGCCGAACATCCGACGCGACCGCAACCGGTGCCGCGTCTCTTCGCCGGTCAGGCGAGCTCGCTGCAAGCCGCAGACACGATCCTCCAGGCAGGCGTCCCGCTCGCTTTTGCCGAATCGCGGATCTACGGCTTGGCTCGAACGCATAACGCCGACGGCGAAGTGAAGTCGCTCCGCTACTTCGCCGCGGCCACCATCCGCGCGTGGCAGGAACACCTGGCGGCCTCGGACGCGAGTAACGCCGTGATCACACCGAACGGCGCGCCGATTAACGGAGCTCGTCGCGAGTCGCCGCCAGGGCCAGGCGAGCGCGGCTACCGCAACAGCGTCGCAGCCTTGGAGGGGCTCTAGCCGATGATCGACAAGGAGATTTTCGCGCAGCGCATGGGGTTGCTCGCCGGTCGCATCGGGCGCGAGCTCGAGGCGCCGGTGTTTCGGGAGTATTACACGCAACTCTCCGACATGCTGACGACGCAGCAATTCGTCGCCGCGACGGCGTTGGCGTTTCACACGTGGAGCGCCGAGTACCGGAACTGGCCGTCTCCCAAGCAACTCGTCGAGCTGATCGCGCCCGTCGAGGAGCCCGAACTGTCTGCCGGCGAAGCCTTCGAGCGCGTGCTCGCGATCGCGGGTCGGTACGTGCACAGCCCCGACTTCGCGCAGCGCATGCCGGACATCCAGAGGCTCGGCGCCAACACGGTGCGCGCATTCCGCGCGGCCGGCGGGTTCCGAGACTTCTCGAATCCGCTCGAGTCGGAACTCCCGTGGCTTCGCAAGCGATTCGTCCAGGCGTACGAGGCGACGTGTGCGACCGCGGAGTCGGAGCAGGCCGCGCAGCTCGCGTTAGCATCGGCAAGCGCGCAGGTCGAAGCGCTCACGAATGCGACCGCGGCGAAGCTCGGCGTCGAGCCGTCGAAGCGCATTGCCGCCGGCGGTGCGCGATGAAACACGCCGCCTACTCCGTCGCGGATCACGAACGGGTCCAGCTCGGGATCCACGCCACCGAGTGCACGCCCGAGGACGATCGTCCCGGCATCTCGGTCCGGTTCCACGTCACGGCGAATCTCAACGCCGGGAACGGGAAAGTGCTCAAGACCAAAGCGCTCGACGCCATCGCGCGGTCGCATGTGTTCTTGGCCGTCGACTTGAGTGCCGGTGGCTGGGTGGATTCGAACGGGCTGGGCGTGCTCTTATCGATCGCGAATGCGGCACGGCGCGCGGGTGGGGCTCTGGCAATCGAGGGTGCGGACCCCGACCTCCTGGCGACGTTGGAGCAGACAGGCATGGCAAGGCGATTCGTGATCGCCGAGGGCGCACGTCGATGACCGACCGCTGCGTGCACGACTTCGTCCCGATGTGTGACGTGCCATGTGTCGGCGAGCGTGAGTTTGTCTGCGCCAAGTGCGGCCTCGAAGTCGGCATCGGCGGCGCGCTCGCGAACCCGCGCACGGCGAAGGACGACAGCTATCGCCCGGACATTCCTCTCCGATCGACCGACGCGAACGTCGCCGAGTGGGCCGACGGCATCGCACGAAAAGCCACACACGAGCCCCCGCAGCACCGCAGTTCCACCCTCTCACGCGAGTAAACTCTCATGGCCACGAAAGGCACGAAACGCCCCGTCACCCGCGCGCTCGATCTCGTTCGTCGGACACAATTCCGGAACGACCTGGGCGGCTATGTGCTGCCGATGGAGGACCGCGACGAATTGACCGCGATCCTGCACCAGATCGACGCCTCGACGGGGAAACCCGATACCGCACGGCGGCGTGCGCGTAGCAAGAAGCCGGCGAAGAAAGCGAGGGCGCGGCGATGAACCGGCGCTCACAGCCAGAGCTGCCGAAACACTTTTGCGCTCTCCCGAGTCACGTCGGCCAGAAGCAACTCTCGGCCGGCGTCTACAAGATCGGCGCGTATCGGCCCGCGCCGGTCTGCAAGGCGTGCGTTGATGCAGCGCTAGCCGTGGGTGTCATCCCAAAGTTTGTAGCAAAAGACTGACACAGCCGCCCCAGATAATCATGATCACGCTCTATCTCGCGCGATTCCTCGCCCGGCTCGGTGCCAAATGCGACCGCACCGCCGATCGGCTCTATCGCATCCAGTCGGGTATCGACGCTCGACGAGCGATGGCGCGGCTCACGGAGAATCACGCGACGAGACGACGCATGCCATTCACCCGGGTTGATCTCACGTACACGCACGAAGCCCACGACGAGAGGAATCGCTGATGCCGCGCGTCATGAAGGTCATTCAGTCGGAGATCGTTCGCGGTGACGGCACGCCGACGAATATCTCGCGCATGGTCACGCAGTATTTCACCCTCAATGGCAAGCTGCTCGCCGAACACGATCCATGTCCGCTCGGGATCGATCCATGCGACGAGCCCAAGAAGCAATGATCTCGACAACCGCGACGCCGGCGAAGACGGCCAAGGTGCGTTGCACCGAATGCGGTTTGGAATCGCGTGCACCGATCGTCGTCGAGGTCGGCTCGCGGTCGGAGAACAAAGTCGGCCGCTGCGCCGATCGGAAAGCGTGTGCGATGCGGAAACGCCGAAGTGAGAATAAACGCAAAGCGGAGACGACATGAGCGCCTCACGATTCAAATTCACCGGACGCGGCATCGCGCGCCCGAGAGCGAACGCCGAAGGGGAAGAACGGCGACAGCACATGCAGCGGCTCGCCCAATCGCGGGCGGAACGCCAACGGTTGCTCGACGCGCGGCGGTCCGAGGAAGCGGCAGCGTTGGTCGCATTGGCGAGAGCGGAACGCGCGAAGCGCATCGCGGCAGGCAAAGTCGTTGCTCCGAGCTACGAAGAGTGGAAAGAGGGGTGTGCGCGAACATTCACGGCCATGGGAGACCTGGCATGAAACCCTGGACGAAATTCCTCGCCTGGTTGCTGTGGCACGCGAACGCTGTGATGGGATCGTCCGTCGATCGGTTCGCCGCGTACGCGATCAAAGAGCGGATCCTGCGCCGCTGGGGCAGGTTGGTCGGCGAGGATATTCAACACATCAAGCGCGAATGCTACAGCTGCGACGGGTCAGGATACTACTACGCCGGCGAGGACTGTTGGCTCTGCGGCGGGACTGGTATCTACGACGAGAAATGGATTCGCTTGGAGCGCTGGGAATTCGGCGGCCACATCTTCCATCGTCCGATCGGCAATATGTGGCCGCCGATGAACGGCATGGTGACGGTCGAAGGACGGATTTACCACACCGACCGAAACGACGCAGCGAGCAACGACGCGTTGCTATGGCTGGCGCTCCTGTTCGATCGACGATTCTTCTCGCAGCAATTGACGCGGGCGCGCGGCCATCGCGAGTTGTGGCGGCCGATGCTCGCATTGCAAGCGCTCGTCTTCGAGCTCCGGCCGCGCTCGCGATTCCGCCAGTTTGTGATCGCGCGGCGCAACTGCATAATGTGCCATCGGGATTTCTGGCGGCTGTTCAATCGCGGATCGCATCACCAGTGCGCCGCGTGCTCCGCTCAGCATCTCGCCGTTGACGACGAACTCCCATTCTGACCATGAGCCACATGATCATCACCGCGCTCGACCTCTCGCTCACCGCAGCCGGATGGGCCACGACGCATGCCATCGTCACCGATGCGACGAGCGGTGTGCTCTCACCGCCCAAGGGCCTCGATCGCGGCATGGCCCGCTTGCGCTGGATGCGGTCCAAAGTGATCGACATCGTGGCCGCGAGCAATCTCGTCGTCATCGAGGGCTACGCCTTCGGCGTGCAAGGACAGCAAGGCCACATCTCGCTCGGGGAGTTGGGCGGCGTCGTCCGGTTGGCGATCGCGGATCGTGGGATTCCCTACGTCGAGATTCCGCCGAGCTGCGTCAAGCTCTTCGCGACCGGAAAGGGCAACGCACCCAAGGACGAAGTGCTCGCGGCCGCGATTCGGAAACTCGAATACGCCGGACACGATCACAACGAGGCCGACGCGCTGTGGCTACTCGAGATGGCGCATACCCGATATAGCGATCTCTGGCCGGATGGAGTCTCGGAGTCGGTCAAGCGCTCGCTAGCAAAAATCCAATGGCCAGCGATGCGCCGCGATGGCGTCATGGCGGAGGCGGTATGATCACGCGCCATCCCGCGCATTTCAACGCGCCCGATGATTCGCCTCACTAGAGATCGAGAACGCCATGAGCCAAGAGCCCCAGGAACTCGCGCAGCTCGACCCAGCGCAACTCAGCGCCATCGAGGAGCAACTCATACTTCTCAGCAACATGTATCGGCGCCCGACGCCAAAAGAGCCGGAGAGCGGACGTCGACGCGTCGATATTGCCTACTGCTTACTGATCGAGCTACCGATCAGGGGGGACAATGTCTTTGAGGCGATCCAAGTAAGCGAAGCACTCGGGCACCGAGTGTACGTCGAGCTAGATCGCGGCGGCAAGGAAGGCGCGATTCCGTATGCGCTCCAGTTCTTCGCCTTTGTCGACGAACGCGGCGGCTGACTGATGAGCGACGACGAGAAGCCGGACGAGCCGGCGGCGCCAGCGCTCGTGCACCAGCGGCACGGCGGGGCGATTCGCACTGGCGGTCGTCATCCACGCTTGGACGCGCCGACCGACACCGACTGCGCCGAGGCCGCGCGTCGAGTGCTCTATTCGGTCATTCCACGGCTAACGCGCATCGCCAGGAACACCCCAGCGCGTGCTCGGAAGAATGATAAACGGACGAAACTCAAGCGCCCGTACAGCGTCGGCTCACAACTGAAGGCTATCTCTGAGCTGCGCATGATCGCCATGATGGACCGCACGCTCCGCGAAGGCCGCGTGACGGCCAGTCTCTTCGCGACGCGCGACGAGATCATCGAGTTCTTCGACGGCAACCGCGACCACGCCGACGCGCTCATGGCGAAGATCGCGCCGCACTGGCTGGGGATCTAATACACTCACTGGGAGATCTGAACACATGGCGACAACCGCGGAACTGTTTACCATCAACGCCTCGAGCCTCTACGCCAAGGCCAATGGATTCTTGCCATCCGATCGGGTATCGATTCGGATAGCGATAGCGACCGGCGAGCTTCCGGCACGGAAATTACCCGGCCCGCGAGGCGCGTGGGTCATAGAGCGCGAACACCTGATCGCCTTTTTCCGCATGCAAAAGCGCGCCTCGGGCAGGTAGCGCCAGCCGATGCTGCGCCTTCGCCAACGCCGATTCGAGAGTGCCTTCGCGGCGCCCAAGCCGTCCGAACCGGCGGAATCCGAGCCTCAAATCCCTACCGAGCCCGAAACTCCCTCAGAGCCGGTAGGCAATCCGTTGCGGAATTCCGACGGTTCGCCGATCGGCATTCGCCGCTACTGCGAGCTCGTCACGCCCGCGTGGAGTTGGTGGTGGCGGCACCTGGTCTATCTCTACGCGTATCTCGATCGGATGGTCGCGGGCGAGCTCGGCCGCCTCGAGATCAATCTGCCGACGCGCATCGGGAAGACCGAGTTGCTCGTCCGGTACCTCGCGTACCGGCTCGAGCTCGATCCCAAGATGCCGATCATCATCGGCGCGTACAACGCGAAATTCGCGCTCCGGCTGTCGCGGAAAGTGCGACGGCTCTTAGTCGGACGCATACCGCTGTCGCGCGATCGGACGTCAGCCGAGGATTGGGAAACCGAAGCGGGCGGCGGCGTCCGTGCCGTGGGTGTGGGCGTTGGTGTCGCGGGGTTGCCGGCTAAGCTCATCGCGATCGACGACCCGATCAAGAATCGCGAGGACGCCTATTCGAAAGCGTTCCGCGACAAGGTCGACGAGTGGTATCGCGAGGACTTGTATACCCGCTTGGAGCCGGATGGCGAAATCGTGCTGTGCAACGCGCGGCGCCACGAAGACGATCTCTCGGGCCGTATTCAGGCGAGCGAGGAAGCGTCGGATTGGGAAACGGCGCGGCTGCCAGCGTTGGCGGAATCCGAAGATCCGCTCGGCCGGAAAGAAGGCGAAGCGCTCTGTCCCGAACGATTCGACGAAGCCTATTACGCGAAGATGCGGCGCGCGATCGGAGAAGCGGCGTTCGCGTCGATGCAACAGCAACGGCCGGCCCCGGCGTCGGGACTCGTCTTCAAGTCGGAATGGTTCCGGTACTACACGACGCGCGCGCATCCGATCATCGAAAGCGGACTCGCGGTCCCGATGCTACCCGAGAAGTTCACCGCGCAAGCCATCTCGATCGACTGTAGCTTCAAGGACAAGGCGACGTCCGATTATGTCGCCGGGTTGGCTGGTGGCCGCCTCGGCGCGAATTGCTATATCTTGCCGGACCACATCCACGATCGACTCGACTTCCCGGCGACGATTAAAGCGGTGCGCGGACTCTCGGCGCGGAATCCCGGCGCCACGCACAAGCTCGTCGAGGATAAAGCGAACGGGCCGGCCGTGATCTCGACACTCAAATCCGAGATCGCCGGGCTCATTGGCGTCGAGCCCGAAGGGGATAAGGTGGCGCGCGCGCACGCAATCACGCATCTTTTCGAGGCGGGGAATGTCTGGTTGCCGCATCCGTCGATCGCGCCGTGGGTCAAGACGCTGACGCTCGAGCTCCTGCAGTTCCCGCTCGGCGCGCACGACGACTTGACCGACGCGTTGACGCAGCTGCTTCGGCGATTTGACAAACAGATTCAGGCGGAAGAAGCGGAGAATGAACGCCTCAAGAACGCGAGGCCTCGCGGCGGATCGTACGCGACACACGGAGCGTGAGCGAATGGGCGGCGGACGAATCGGCAAGCGGGTTGCTAGTATCGGCACAACGGGACGACCGCGAGCGGCCTGGCGCTGCGTCACGTGCGGAGCCAAAGACGCCATCCGGAGTTTCCAGGCGATGGATCGCTCGGCCGTACGGCGGGCGGCTATCACCGCCCATCACGAAGTGTCACCCCACTGCGTGGGCGATTTAGAGATTGCGATGATCGATGCGACGACGGTCGCGGCGGCGCAGAAGATGGCGGTCCAGTGAGCGACAGCTTTCCGATAAGGGATCTGACATATATCATGCGTGAGAACGAGCCAGGGCACTTCGAGAGCATGGGTAAGCAGGTCGATAGCGGAGGTGGCCGGATGAGCGACGAGAACACGACCGACATTCCGCCAGCGCTCACGCCGGAGGAATGGAAAGCGCGCAGATCGCGTCGAGGCGGCGCCGATTTTGGGATTTACAACGACGATCGTCGGCGCGAGGAACGCGAAGCCATGTACGTGTGCGAGCCGAGCAGTCTCGGAGAATGCATTCCGATCCAGGACGACGCAAACGCCTTCGCCGCACTGATCGCCATCGCCAACGCGGCGATGAACGACGAGGACCCGAGGAAATTCACGCGCGAGACCGTTCGTCGGCTTCGCACGGTTGCGGCCGACCTACGCGACAGCCACGGTTCTCCATCAGAGCCAGTCTACGACGATCGCGAGGTCATGATCGACATCGCATACCTCGACCACTGGCTTGATGACCTCGCCGACGTCATCGAGAGCTATCTGCCGAAGGAGGTGGAGTGAGCGACAGACACACGACGGACATCCCGCCAGCCTTGAGCGACGAGCAGTGGGCGAAAGGCGAATACCGAACGATCAGTGTGCGCGCAACGCTCCAAGGCCAATCGCTCGAGATCGTTGACCGCGAGATCCATGAGCCTGGGATTGCTGACGTGTCGGACGCCGCTGCGCTCATCGCGTTGCTGAACGAGTTGCTGCGCCGATTCGACGATCCCCGAGCGGTCACGCGCGAACACGTCTCGCGGCTCAGAGAGATCGCCGAGTGGATCGGCGAGCAACCAGCACCGCGGGCCGGTGACATCACGAACCCGTCCGACGATTCGCAATATCGTGCGATCGTCGCAGACAGCGAGCGCCTGAATCTCCTGCACGACCTCGCCGACGTGATCGAGTCGTATCTGCCGCCGGCGCCGTGAACACACGCGCGATTCTAGTCGGCGAATCTGATGATGGCGGCCGTCGCTTGGTGCAGTACCACGTATACGCCCCGGAGTACGGTATCTCCGAATTGATCACCCTTCAGCCCACGGTCGCCCTTGACCGTTGGCCAACGCGGGGCGAGGGTATCACCGGGCCACAGAGCGTACGGGAATATCTGGAGCGTGAGGCAACGCGCATCGCGGCCCCGATTCTCGCGGATCGCATTCGACGAATGTATCAGGACGAACTTGATAGCCCAATCTACGGGCCGGGCGGTTTTGAAATCGACGACTAGCGTTGACTAATTCGGACGCGCGGTAGTATGCTCTAATCGCTCCACTCGATCCATTCGGTGCGCCGGCCTGGCCGCCACACAGGGCACAGAGTTTCTCTTCAAACTCTCCGACCGTGGCCACGTCCGTCGAACCGTCCGCATCATCCAGCGCACCCGCCGCCACTGCTACCACGGCGACCGATCCGGCGCGCAAGCTCTCGCTGATCGCGCGAGTCAAGCGGGCACTCAAGCGGCAACCGAAGTCGGGTGCGACGGTCACGCCGCTCTATCCGCCGTCGCCATTCGCGGTGTGGGATTACGACGACGCGGACGCTGCGGTGGCGAAGGCCGTCGACGATCAGACGATCGACGTCGCGCAGCGCGAATCGAATAGCGTCGCGACGTCTCCGGGCGAAGCGCGATTCCCCGCGGCCCGCCGGCAGCAAGACCCGATCAACGTCAATCGCCGACTGTACCAGGGCGATCACTGGCTCGACGGCTCCGGCTGGATCGGCCCGCACCCCGACGTGACCGACTCCGTCTTTACGAACGTGATGACGGAGATCGCGAACATCTTCACGTCGAAGAATGCGGTCAAGGAAGTCGTCGATCGACATGCCGCCGGCGTCATCGGGAAAAACTTCCGTTGGTCCTTCGTGCCGCGCCGGACGACGGGTGATCAACAGCCGACCGCGGACGAGCAGAAGGCGATCGACGCCGCGACGGGATTGGTGCGCGACTGGCTCACCGCGCGGAAAGTACCGACGCTAATGCTCGACGCCGTCGCCACGCTGCTGTTGGCCGAGCGGTCGTCCATCCGGCTCTACACGCCGTATGGGCTGACGCAGGCGGATTCGCAGGGACTTCGGACACTCAGCGCCGCGTCGATCTCGGAAGCCCTCTCGAAAATCTGGCCCGAGCACAACCAGCCCGAAACGGCCACGGTTGCCTGTGACGCCGATACGAAACTGGAAGCCGGCGTCATCCGCTACGAAGGCGCACAAGACGCGTACGACGATACTGACGAGCTGTCGGACTCGGACGCTGAGAACGAGGAGACGCGCGAATACGCCTGGCTCTGTTTCCTGAATCGCGTCGGCGAGACGGTCATTCGGATTCTCTCCGACGACGACGGTGGCGAAGACAGCGCGAGCGATTCTTCCGAGAGTTCCGCCGAGGCCGATCCCGCCACACCGCATCGAGGCGACGCGGTCCTCAAACTCGGCGGCCGGCTCGCGATGTTCGAGATGCGTCGACCCGCACTGGCCACCCCACAGGTGCAGCAGAATCAGCGCGCGCTCAATTACGCGGTGACGATGGTGCCGCGGAACATCACGACGGGCGGATTCCCCGAACGCCTGCTACTCGACGCCGCTGTGCCGGGAGGATTCCAAAAAGACGCCGCCGGTAACAGCGTCTTTGTGCCGTCGCCGCTCAAGCTCGGCTCGAGCACCACGAATTTCATTGAGGGCGCGGAATACAAAGTCACGAACGACCAAGGTGAGACGGTCGTCAAACGTGGCTCGCCGTCGGCCGTGTTTCGGGAGCCCGTCAAGCCGGACGCGTCGATCGCCGCGGCGGCCGAGCACTACGAAGCGATTCTCGCCGAAGTCGGCCAGCGGCATGTGTTGATCGCGGGCGATGCGACGACGTCCGCAGTCTCGCGTGTCCAGGCGCGCGCCGAGTATCTCAACACGCTGCTCAAGACGAAGGCTGAGGTCGACGCCGCGTTCACGTGGCTCATCGAAACCGCGCTCGCGATGGCGGAAGCGATCGCGAAACAGCCGGGCCTCTACACCGACATGCTTCGCGTCCAAGGCTCGTGCAAGCTCGACACCGGACCGATCACGCCGGAAGAGCGGAAGGCGATCGAGGAATCGATCGGCGTCACGATCAGCCAAGAGACCGCGATGCTCATGCTGGACGTGGACGACGTCGACGCCGAGCAGTCGCGCATGGCCGACGATCCGGCATCGAAGATCGAATGGGGGAAGGAACTCGGGCTCGCGCTGACGAACCTCACGACGGCGGGCGCGACGCTCAAAGGGGCAGCGAAGCTCTTAGGGTTGACGAAGGAGCAGCTCGACGACTTGCTCACGCCGGAAGACTACGCGGCACTCCCGGGCGGCGTCTCGGTGAAGCAGCCGAAACCAGGCGAGCCCGGCGAAGTCATCGACCCGCAGGACGCGCTCGAGCAGCCGACGCGGGCGGTCAATGCGCCGGCGACCGATGCCGCGAGGGTCAACGCCGCGGGCGCGCCGACCGGGACCAAGCAAGGATCGACGTCGGGATCGGCGCCGGGCGGCGCCGTGAGCGCCGCGGCGAGTGGAACGGCCGCGTGACGCCAGAGACGCAGGCGCACGACGTCGAACTGGGGACCTACATGGTCCTCTCGGTGGCCGACGACAATTCGTCCTGGTGGCTCTCGCCGGACATGTGGGACGAGGCCGACGCCGCCTATCACCACTGGATCGTGCGGCGCATTGATCGGGTGCTGTCGTTTACGACCGATGCCGGCGCGCCACTCTTACTGTCGGCGAGTCGCATCGGAGCGCTGAGCATGACGACACCCGAGATCCGCGCGCGGATGCGGGCGATCGACGCGGCCCGGAAAGCGGAAGCGGGGTTCGAGGAATAGATTTGTGAATCATGCCGAAACGCGACGAGACCCCAACGGGCGCCGAGCTCGATCGACTGGCCGAGATCACCGAAGCGGACGTGATGCGCGCCAAACGCAAGGCGACGCAGCGCGTGCCGCAGGCGACACGGGCGCTCGACGCCACCCGCGATGACACCACGCCGCGGCCTGACATGGGTGACGAGGGCGGCGCAGTTTCGGGATCCTGACACCGGGCGCTGGATCACGCGCGTCCAGGTGCGGTCGTGGATCGACAAGTTCATCGCCGCGAGCCAAGCCAAGCTCCTCGAAGCGTCAAGCGCCTACCGCGCCGGGAATCTCTCGCTCGACGAATGGCAGGCGACGATGCGCGAAGAGATCAAAGACGCGCATCTGACAGCGGAAGCACTGGCGCGGGGGGGATGGAATCAGCTGACGCCGGCCGACTTCGGTCGTGTGGGGCAACGCGTGCGCGCCCAATATCGCTTCCTCGCCGGGTTCACCGAGGATCTCCGCCGCGGCGCGGTGCGGTTGGATGGCGCCTTCCTCAATCGCGCGAAGTCATACGCCGGCTCCGCGCTCGCGGGCTTCTACGGGTCGATGGGCGACGTCGCCGCCAGCGCCGGACTCACGCGCGAACGGTCGATGCTGAGCGTGGCCGAACACTGCCAGGGCTGCATCGACGAGGCCGCGAAGGGCTGGGTGCCAATCGGCACCCTCACGCCGATCGGCCAACGTCCATGCCTTGGGAACGACAAGTGCCACATGGCCTACGCGTAACCGGATTTACGACCGCATTTACACTCGCCTTAGGAGGATCCAATGATCCCGCACACCGCCGCCGACTTCGGACTCATCGCCGTCGCCGCGCTCATCGTCGGATTCTGTTTCGCGATCGGCAAGTGGTTCGGCAATAAGCTCGTTTCGAAGCCGTGATCTGGCGTTGATCGTTCGAGATGTGTGGAGAACGCTGTTGAGCGAGTGTTGACGAATGTGGACAACATTTGACAATTCGATAGACCAAAGTGTAGACTGTTCGGCGTAACGGGCTTTGGTCCCGTGCATCGCCTCGTCGGATCCGACTCCGGATCGATGTCGAGAGGCCGCAGGAGTCGCGAGCGCGTTGCCGCTCGCATCGCTCAGACGATTCCAGATCAGCGCAAGACCATCGAGCGCGCGGCGCGCGTTCGGGCAGCATCAGCCAGTGATGCTGTTCACCTCTCGCGTTGCCACGGCATGGCCAAAGACAAAGGCAAGAACGGCAAAGGCGCGGCTCGATCAGACGACGTCGACGACGATCTGGACGATCTGGACGATCTCGACGACGAGCTGCCGTCGGGCAGTCCGCGCGACGTGACCCGCGGGGTCCTGGATCGCATCTTCAATTCGCCCAACTTCCGCGCGTCCGCGCACGAAGAGATTCGGAAACTCGAACGTGAGAACTTCCGACTCCGCCGCCGCCGCGCCGATGACAAAACGCGCATCGCAGAACTCGAAGAACTGACGCCGGACGATGGTGGGCGCGTGCTCTCGAAAGACGAAGCCGCCGACTACGACGCCTTCAAGGCGCTCAACCTGAAGCCGGCCGAACTCAAGACGCTCGTCACCGAACACGGCGAGTTGAAGAAGAAGGACGCCGAGCGATCCGACGAAGAGCTATACGTCGATGCCGCCGACGCCCTCGGATTCCAGAATCTCGCGCTCTTCATGCGCACCATGCAGCGCGAAGGCCTGCACTTGGAATTCAAAGAGGAGCGCATCCGGAACGACGAATCGGGCAAGCTCGAGACGGTGCACGTGCCGATGGTGCGCCCCAAGGGCGACGACAAGGCGCAACTCGAATCGTTGTCCGACTATCTCGATCGCGAGCTCGGCCCCGAGTTCATCGCCGCCTTCGAGGCGGAAGCCGCCGACGGTGAAAGCGACGATGCGGCCGACGAGACCGAAGTCACCGCGACCGGCACCGCGGGCTTTGCGCAACGCGCCACGCGGTTCGGCGCTGGTGATGCTGGCGCGCGACGCACTGCACTTGCCGCGATCGGCAACGGAAACAACGCAACGCAACAGACCGGGAATGGCGGTGTGACGATGCCCGTCACGCGCAACGCCCGTCCATCGAGCGGTCGCTCGGCTGAGGCCAAGCGGCAGAAAGAGGCGTACGAGGAAAAGCGCAACAACCCCGCGTACGCATCGCTCTAAAACGTGCTAGAGCGATCTAGCATCAACACGTAGGACCGTAACACCGAAGACGACACACATCGCAGCATAGTGACGGCACCCGGGCGGTGCTCATTCCCCAACGCACCGCCCACGAGGAGCCGCACACATGGCCGAAACAGTCGTCACCAAGAGCGCGAAGGCGTCCATCGACGCGACCACGGCGCTCGTCAACCAGTCGATCACAGGCCTCCTCGCCGGCGAGAACATCGCCGAGTGCGATCTGGTCTACATCAAAAGCGACGGCAAGGTGTGGCGCGCCACCGCCGCCGCCGCGAACGCCGCCGCGAAAGCGGTCGGCATCGCGCCGCGCCAAGCGAACACGGGCGAGCCGTGCACGATCCTGGTCGGCCCCGGCCAGATCGCGAAGTATTCCGACGCCGGCCTGACGCCCGGCGCGATTCTCTACGTCGGCGAAACCGCGGGCGCGCTCTCCTCGATCGCGACCACCGGTGACGCGGTCGGATTCGCCCAAGCGATCGACAGCTCGAACATCCAGTTGACGCGCCGCATCTAAGCGCATCCCACGGCACGAACACCAACAGCGGAGCCGCCGTGGGCGCTCCCGAAGACACCACCGTCGCATTCACCCCTTCGGGTAGGAGCTAGACGATGCCTGGCGCAAACGTAGGCAATCTCGGAATCAAAGACCTGCTCGAGGTCCGGTTCCTCTCGGCCGAACGGTTCGGCCTCGATATCATCGAGCAGGTCTTGAATCGCGACATGGCGATTCACAACGCCCTGATGACGGACATGGTTAGTACGTTCGCTGACGTCTCGACCGACATCCAGCGGCTCTATGGCTCGGGCTCGACGCTCCGCTTTAGCCAGGTCGACGAGTACGGACGCTCATCGACGCAGAAGGCCACCGCGGGCTCGGCGGTCGGGTTCCCGCTGCGCCGCTTCCAGGCGGCGATCGGCTGGACGGCGGACTATCTCAAACGCGCCACGCCGCGCGACATGGCGCAGACGCAGATCGCCGTCCAGAACGGCCACGCGCTCCAGATTCGCTCGGAGCTCCAGGCCGCGATCTACGGCTCGTCGAACTACACGTTCCGCGACTTCCTCGTGCGGAACTTCTCGATCGGCGTCAAGCGATTCGTGAACGCCGATGGCGCGGAGATTCCGACCGGGCCCAATGGCGAGACGTTCGACGGCTCGACGCACACGCACTATCTGGCCGGCGCCTCGCTCACCGGCACGCTCGCCGACTCGCTCGTCTCGACCGTGACCGAGCATCACCAGAACGGCGAGCCGCAGATCTTCATCAACGCCGCCGACGAAGCGACGTGGCGCGCGCTCACGAATTTCAAGCCGTACATCGATTCGCGCCTGACGTTGAACACGGCCGCGAACCAGCCGACGTCGCGCTTGAATCCGTTCAAGACGAACAACCGGCCGATCGGGCTCTACGGCGCGGCCGAAGTCTGGGTCAAGCCGTGGGCCGTGTCGGGCTACGCGGTCTGCATGGACGTGAGCGCCGATGCCGGGAAGCCGCTCGTCGCGCGCGTTCGCGAAGGCACGCAGATCGTGCTCCAGCCGGCCGCCGAGATCGTGTTGTTCCCGCTCCAGGCCAAGTACATGAACTCGGAATACGGGTTCGGCGTCTGGACGCGCACCAACGGCGCGGTGCTGGACTTCGGCCACGGCTCCTACACGGATCCGGCCGTCCTGTAATTCGATGACGCACGCAGCGATGCGTATTCGCGCATCGCTGCGTGGTGATGGTGATCATGCTCGCACGTGGACGCACTTTCACGGAGTGGACCGATGGCGAAGAAAGACGCAACCGATCAGACGGATCAAGCCAGTCAAGCGGGTCAAGGCGACGCGCCGGACTCGATCGCGTTCACCGAAGTCGAGAAGGTCGAGAAGGTCGCGAAGCCCGACGAAACGATTCCCGGCGGGAAGTATCGGAACGCCGACGGCTCGCTCAAGAACGCGCACGGGCAGTTGATCGACGAGAACGGCAAAGTGCTCCCGGGTCAGGCGCCGCCGACGCCCGTCGAGATTCCGTCGCCGCTCCCGCCGCAGTAGGCAGCAGTAATCCGCAGCTAACGCAGTAGGAGGTCGCTCGTGGGTCGACCACTCGGACCATTCAACGCGCCGCCGCTGCCGAGCGGCGCGTTGGAGTTTGATCGGCCAAAGAATTTCACCGGCACGTGCGATCCGCGCGATTTCGCGCGCGCCCTGCAGCAAGAGAAAACGCACGACGACGTCGCCGCGACGCGCGTGCTATCGCCCGACGAACAGCCGTAGACCGTAGGAGAATCCTCATGCAACCCAAACTCGGCAAACTCGGCAGCGGCGCCCGATTCGCGAAACTCCGGCGCGTCCTCGCGGCGCGCCGTGGCAAGAAGAAAGTGAGCGATCCCGGGGCCCTTGCGGCGTATATCGGAAGAAAGAAGCTGGGCGCTACGCGGTTTGCTAAGCTGTCGGCGAAAGGACGGAAGTAGGCTATGGCACTCGCGCCCACCGGGTTCATTTCGCCGCTTGGCGACCTCACGACATCGCTCTTTCCGAACGAAGACCGGAATGCGCTGAGCGTGCGCGTGTCGGCGTACCTCGAGGCGGCGCCCGACGACGCGCGGGTCCAGGCCATCATCGCGGCCGATGCGACGAAGACGGACGCCGCAACGCGCGCCTATGTGTACTGGCGTGCGTACCGCGCGGTGGTGCAGCGGATGAACACCGAACCGCTGACGGTCAGCGTCACCGAGAAAGGTTCACACGGCTATTCCGCCGCGCAGATCGGCGCGATGCAGCAGTTGGCGGATGGATACGATCAACAGCTCGACGGCCTGCTGCCCGTCGCTGAGCAGCCGGCGCACGCGCAATCGGTCGGCGTGCCCACCGTGTTCACGTGGTGAGCACCGAGGCGCGCTGACCGATGCTCACGCCACTCTACGCCATCGCGAATGTGCCGGCGACGATCACCGTCGTCGCGCCGGGCGCTGCGCAGGGCGATGCGACCGTGCCGGTCGACTCGCTCACGATCGCGCTCCCGAATGGGACCATCGTCGATTTCGGCTCGGCCAAGTTCGCCAAACTGGTGCTCGCCGCCGCGATCGGTGACGACGCGCTGGCCACGGACCTGCTCCCGACCGCGCTCGTGGCGGGCGACGTCGCGACGATTGCTGGATCCTCGGCGTCGCCGCTCCTCTCGGAGAAGTGGGCCAAGCTCAAGACGGACGCCGATCGCACGGCGCTCCATCTGGCGGCGGAAATGATGCTCGGCCTGGTCGCCCCGGTCTACACGGGCGATGACGCTGACATGCTCGGTTTCGCGATCGTTCGGCAAATCAACTTCATGCTCGAGCATGGGGTGACGCCGAGCGTGGTCCAGAGCGCGGCTGATGGGAATCGTGGCACGACGACGACCTATCGCAATCGCTGGGTTGATCCCGACGCCGCGGCGATCGTCGCGTTGGTCACGGGTGCCAAGCCGGTTCGGTTCGAACCGGCGACGGTGGGAGTCTGATGCGTGGCCGGCTATCTCGACGTCTCCGTCACCTACACGCCACGGCTCACGCGGGGCGAGCAGCAGCTGGCGGCCCTGCCCTCGAGGCTGCGCAATCTTCGGGCGGTCGTCGAGCAGGGCATCGCACCGCTCGCGATCGCGATGATCGAACGCCACAAGGAGTCCCAAGGCGCGGCGTTCGGCCATCCGTGGGCCGCGCTTGCCCCGTCGACGATCGCGCAACGGCTCCGACGTGGCACGCTCGAGAACGGAATCCTCGACGACACCGGACATCTCTTCCGCGCGATTTTCGAATCGCTGGCGAACGGGCAACGCATTCAGCCGTCGCGCGGCGGCTATCGGCTCGACTTGGGCTCAGCCGGCATCTCCGATCCGATCGAGGCCATGAAGTTCCGCGTTCACTTTCGCGGCATCGACGGGCGCATGCCGGCTCGGCAACCCGTCCCCAGTCCGCTGCCGCGATCGTTCCGCGACGCGTGCCGTCAGGTCGTGCACGACTTCATCGCCACGGGTCGTCTTCGTGGCGCCGGCGGGCAGTTCGTCGCCTTCGGTACGACTGGGGCCGCAGGGGCTGTGCAATGATTCGCGAATCGGTGCAGCTCATCGCGGCCTTCCTCGCGGACGCCACGTACGGCATCAACGCGATGGCGGCGGATCTGCCGCGGGACAAGATCGGCGGGGGCTCCGAGGACGCGCCGGGGACCGTCAACATCTACAACGACCGCGACGACGCTGGGGTCGCGAAGAACCTCACGCCACCCGAGTTCCCGTCGATCATCGTGTTCGGCGAGACGCGCGAAGTCGCCGATGGGTTCGATGACAAGCCGCAGACGCCGCACCCGATCACGATTGCGATTGGGTACGTGACGAACGACGGGGCCGACGAGCTCACGTCGCAGGCGGCGTGCGCGATCCTCATTCGCGCCGCCAAGCGGTCGCTCCGACGCTACAACACGCAGACGGCGTCCGCGGGCTATCGCGAGCTGAATGGCATTCGCGTGATGAAGGTGACCAAAGCGCTTGAACGATTCGTGACGGTCGTCGCGGAGCAAACGAAACTGTGGGGCTGGCTCGAAGTGCATCTGACCGTCGTCGACGGTGTCGCGTAATCACGGGCCGCACCTCTGGCCTAATCACTCTTTGCGAGGATTCTGAATATGCCGCCCGTCGATATGAGTCTCATCAACGACTCGCGCCTCTACATGATTGGCGCGGGCATCGTCGAGATCAACCAGAAGGACCCCGTCACGGGGCTCCTCACCGGCTACCGCGATGCGGGGAACGCTACGATCGTCCAGCCGACGAACTCGGACGAGCGATTCCAGAAGTTCGAATCGCGGACGCGCTACCGCGCGCTGGCTGCGGATCTCTTGCTGCGCCGCAACACGCAGATCGAGTTCGCCTTCGACGAGTGGTCGTCGTTCCTCGTGGGGCTCTGGCTCCAGGCGACGATCAGCGACGAAGGCACGCAGGCCGCGACGCCGGTGGTGGACGAAGTCGTGACGACGGCCGCGGTGCTCGGCGACTCGTACCTCTTGGCCAAGCGCGGGCCGATCTCGGCCGTCACCGCCAAGGGCGGTCCGACCGGCACCGTGTCGCTCACGGCGGGCGTCGACTACACGATCGACGACACGAATGTCGGCGTGATTCGGCTCTTGCCGGGCGCGGTCAGCATCGCGACGGGCGACACGCTCAAGGTGAGCTACACGCCGACCGCGTACGCGGGCGGCCTCGGAAAGCAGTTCGACATCGGCACCATCTCGACGGTCGAATGCGCGATCCGGTTCATCGGCGATCCGGCCAACGGACCGCGGCTCATGTGGGACTGGTGGCTCACCGCGATTCGTCCGAACGGCGCGCTTCCGCTGATCACTTCGGGGAATGAAAACACGCCGCTCAACATGATCGCGCAGGTGAAGACGGACTACACGAACCATCCGACGAACCCGATCGGCCGCGTGATCGAGCTGCCGGCGTAGTCACTACGTCTCGCTTGTGACAACTGAAGGACTTCACCAAGAGACGCTGTCCGCGAGTTATGAAGGCCGGGGCGCTCGTATGACGAGAGGCAACTCATCGTCAGCGGCGCCCCGCATTCGTTTTCGTTCGTTCTTAAGGAGAAGTGACCATGGCCACTGCTTTACTCGATCGTGTGGATGCACCAGCGCCGCAACTGCCCGTCGTGTTTCGTCTCAAGGGTGCGCCGTATCGGCTCGCCGGCGAGGCGATGACGATGGCGCAGCAAGTGTTCGTCGGCGTCCGGTTGCGGAAAGCGGGCATCGCGGGCCGCGTGCCGATCGATCCGACCGATACCGCCGCGCAGTTCTCGCTCGCGCGGGACTTCGAAGAGGCCACACTCGCCGCATTCGACAGCGGGGCGATGTACGAGATCCTGGGTGGGATCCTGGTCGCGGATGGCACGCGGTGGGACAAGCAGCAGGCCTTGGCCACGGCCAAGATCATCGAAGGCCTCACGGATTTCGACGAGCAATCGCCGCTCTTCGAATTCGCTGCGGAGATCGTGCTCGATTTTTTCACACGAGCCGCGGGATTGAACGGGACTTTGGCGAAGTCTTCGTCGTTCGAGCCGAGCGACGACCAACCCCGCGGCACGAGCGATACGCCGGACGCGTCTTCGAATTCCGACGCAAACGTCCCGACATCGAGCCCGCCACCGATCGATTCCGCGGCGACCCCGAGCACGACTACGGGATCTACAACCCCATCGTCCGCGAGCTCGCCCAGTGGGATGTAGATCGGTACGCGGTCGTCGCGTCGTGGCCCATCCGGGAAGCGCTCTTGGCGTACGTCGAGGTGCTCAAGCGCGACGCGCGCGAGGCGTACGCGCGGGAGCTCGATCGCTTCTACCACGGGCGCGTGATGAAGGACGCGCCCACGCCGCCGCCCATTCTCGCGTCGCCCAGCAGTCAGGTGCCGCCGTGAGCGCTATGAACGCTACTAACACCACACGTCAAGCGAGATAGCGTATGGGCTTCTCTGGCGACGATATCGACATTGGCGTCAATGTCCACGCGAACCCGGACGCCGCGCAGACCATCACCGCGTTTCGGCAACAACTCGCCGCGCTACGGGCCGACTTGGCACAAGCGGCGCAGAAGAGCGCGACGATCGGCGATGCCGCGGCGGATTCAACCGCGATCAATCGCGCAATCGGCGCATTCCAGAAGCTGGGCCAGCAAGTCGACATCAATAGCCAAAAAACCGTCGCCGGGTTTCGCGCACAGGGCGACGCCGTCGCGGCCTTTCTCGCCAAGCTGGGCGCCACCGATGCAGAGCTCAACAAGATCGGCGCCACCATCTCTAGCGTTGAGCAGCGCGCCGGCGCCGCGGCCGCGGTTGTGGGACGAGTTGTCCCTGATGAATTGCCAGCGCGTGTCAACGCGTCGACGTTCGCCATCCGCCGAGGCGCGGACGCGATGTCGAGCATGGCGTTCGCCGCGACCGCCGGGCGGGCCAGTCTGCAGAATATGAGTATTGGCGCTGGGAGCATGACATCCGCCGTTGTGTCTCTCGCCGGCGGAACGCTACTCGCGTCGACTGTCGTCGGCGGGCTTGTCACGATCGGCCTGACATTGATCGGAGTCCTGGACGACGCCAAAAAGAGCGCCAAGGAAGCCGACAAGGAGCTCGAGAACTTCGCAGGCCTCTCGGCCGACATCATCGCGCAGCGCGCCAACGACACGCGGCAGGAGATCGCGACCCTCACGCGCCTCCAGGCGCAGCTGCGCGAGTTGTCGAAAACGGCGCCCTTGGATCCGCAGTCGGCCCAGCTCACCGAGCAAGGCCGCAAGACGCGCGAAGCGATCCAGGGGTTGGCGAACGATCTCAAGCTCGTCAACACGGATAAGTCCGGCCACGTGCTGGACGCCAAGAAGATCATCGACGCCAACGACATTTCGAACGCGATCGACAAGATCGAAGAGAAGCTGATCGAGCTCACGGGCCTCCAACTCAAACAGTCGAAGGCCGCGCAGGAGGCCCAGGCCAAGGCCGACACGGAGATTCTCGATCAGCAAATTCACAACATTCAAGCGGCCGAAGTCGCGCGCATCGCCTCCACCCAGGGCGAGTCGGCCGCTCGTCGCCGGCAGATCCAGTTCGACCTGGACAACGAACTCCAAGCGATCAAGACGTCGGGCGCGCGCGCCGATCTGCAGGCGTCCGCCACTCGCGCCGCGCGCGAGAAGAACGTCGCCGACCTGACCAAGTTCGACGCCGAGCAGGCGCAGAAAGCGGCCGAGTCGCGCGCCGCGGCTGAGACCAAACAGATCAAGGCGATCGAAGACACGCGGATCGCATCGGCCAAGGACACCGAGGCCGAAACCGACGCCGTCACGCAGCACGCACGCGATGCGCGGGACATCAGCGAGCGCGAGGCGATTGCGCGCCGGCGCGATGCGACGTTGGCCGAGATCAACGCCGAAGAATCGGCCCGCCTCCGGTCGATCGGCACGCAGATCTTTGCGCAGAACAAACTCCTCACGGCCACGGTCGACCCAGAGAAGCGGAGCGCGATCGCGAAAGGAATCGAAGATCTCGAGACGCAACAGACCAAGGTCGTCACGGACGCGAACCAAAAACGCACGAAAGTGCAGACGGACGCGGCGCGTGAGACGGCCACGGTCACGCGACAGCTCCGGCAAGAGGTCGAACAGGTCAGCGTGCAATCGCTCGAGGAGCAGGGGCGATTCTTGGAGGCCGCCAAGATCCAAGTGCAGCGCGAGTCTCGGGACGCGATCCTCGAAGCCTCGGCGGCCGGTGACGCGGCAGCGCTGTCGGCCATCCGGCAACGGATCGCGGCGATCATTCATCAGGCGCAAGCGCGCGAGATCGAAACGACCGCGACCGAGGCCATCACCGCCGCCCAGTCCGCGCTCCAGCGGATCAACCTCCAGGTGCAGGCGCGCGCGATCACCCCGAGTGCCGGACGGTCGCAGATCGTCGACGAGCTCACGAAAGAGCGCGACGCGGTCGCGAGCTTGCTGCCGTCGCTGGAGCGCGTCGCGGTCGATCTCCCGGGCAACGCCGAAGCCCAGGCGAAGCTCGAACGGTACCGGACGGAACTCGTCCGTCTCAATCTCGACATTGGCGCCGCGGCCGATCAGTTCCACGATCTCAAACTCGCGAGCATCGACGCCTTCCAGCAGGGACTAGCGCGGTTCTTCGAATCGCTCTCGAGCATCGGCCCGACCGACGAGCAGAAATCCAAGATCGGCGCGCTCAAGGACGAGCTGCGGTCGACCACCGACGAGTTGAACGCGCTGTTGAGTGCCCCGGCGAGCCAACGCACACCCGAGAACGATCGGCGCATCACCGATCTTCGGAGCCAGGTGAGCGCGCTCAATCAAGAGTTGAACGACTCCAAGCATGCCGTGACGACGCTCGCCCAGGTCTTCGGACAGGCGGCGCTCAGCATCGTGCAGTCGATCCAGCGCATCGTCTCGCAGATGCTGGCGCAACTCGCCGTGCAGCGGTTGCTGCAGGCCTTTGGCGGATTCCAAGGCGCAGGCGACGGCGGACAATCGGCATTCGTGAACGCGATCGCGGGCCAAGCGATTCCCGGGATTCAGATCATTGGCCACGCGGGCGGCGGTGTCATTCGCGGGCCAGGCACCGGTACGTCGGATTCGATCCTCGCGCGCGTCTCGAATGGCGAGGGGATCGTGACCGCGCGCGCGATGTCGCGCGAGGGCGTGGCCAAGCTGGACGCGCTCAACGCAGGGCAGGCGACGATTCTCACGCGCGACGCGGTTCGCGTGATTCGCGGATTTCGGGATGGCGGTGTCGTCTCGCTTGACCCGACACCATCCGGGTCCGGTTTACTCGCGCCAGGCGAGATAGGACGATCCGCGAGCGGCGGCCCGACGACATTCGAGCATCACTTTGTGCTCGATGTGCCACCGGGGTTCATCCTCCGGCATTTGGATTCGCCGGCGGCCGAGCAGCAGGTCGTGCGCATCGTCACGCGGCACGCGAACGCGGTGAACGCGGGGCTTGGCCGCCGATGAGGGTTTGTCAATGACGACGCTCGCGGCGCCGACACTCTTTCCGATCGGCCCCGACTCGCGCGCGAGCATCACGGACTCGCGGTCGTTCCTCACCGATGTGCAGCGGACGCGATCGGGGAAAGAGATTCGCCAGGCGTGGCGCTCGGTGCCGGTCCGACGTATCACGTTCACGCTCTCGACCGTCGACGGCGATGAGCTATCGCAGTTCATCTCGCTCTGGCTCTTGGCGACCGAAGCGCTCCGGTATCTGGTGCCGCTCTGGCCCGAGGTGACGCAACCCACCGCGTTCCCCGACGCGCACACGATCACGTGCGACACGACGAACCGCGATTTCGTCGCCGGCGCCCAGGCGCTGCTCTCGCTCTCGGACACCGTCTCCGAACTCGTCACGATCGACACCGTGGCGGCCGATCACATCACCACGGTCGGCGCGATCGTCGGCGCGTGGGGATCGTACCCGGTTGGGTCAGTCGCGCTCGCGCCCGTGATGACGGGATGGCTCACGCCGCCGACGCGCACGCAGCGCACGCCATACATCGAAGAGATCGCGCTCACGTTCGACGAAGAGTTGCCATCGGTCGCCGGGATGGACTCCTCGATCGGCGCGGCGGCGACACCGGCTGGGTATTCGATCACGCTCTCGAGCGACGACTTCGAAACGCAGTGGATCGGGAAGAAATACCACACCCTAACGGCGCGCGTGTACGACGAATCCGGGCAGCAGATCCGCGAGCCGAATATCACGTGGACGATCACGCCGCTGGGTTCACTCCACGTCGGTGACCCCGGCGTCGTCGTCACGTTCCCGCAAAACAAACAGCAGGTGCATTTCGCATTCGTCGCCTCGATCTTCGACTACTTCACGGTGACGGCGACCTACGGCGCGGTCTCGGCGAGCAAGAACATATGAGTCGCCGTATGAGGATCCGCTGATGCCGCCGACCTACGCGACCACGCTGACCGATACCGGCGAGCCGCTCCTATTGATGGAGCCCAATGGCGTCGATCGATCGAACGGGTTGACGCTCCAAGGCGCCGCGGTTGGCGTGCAATCCGGCGCGCAGTTCTTCGACAAGGATCTGGCGAAGGGCGCGGCGCGGTACGTGTTCGAATTCCTCTGCGTCGATCGCGTCGAGCTCAAGGCGCTCCGCGCGTTCTTCGACGCGCGCGAGGGCCGCGCGCAAGGCTTCTGGTTTCCGACGTGGGGCGGCGAGCTCCTCGAGGTCTACGACTACAACGATCCGGGCGTATTGCTCGACTACGGGTGGTTCTACTCGCGCGGCTATGACGCGCTCTTCGCGACGGGCAACATGAGCTATCGCCGCGTGCTCTTCGTCTTCGGCGACGAATTCTCGACGCACAAGATCCTGAACGTCGCGGTGGGTGTTCCCTCCGCCGGCATCGACCAACTCGGCATGCAATGCGTTGGGCAGTCGGCGGGGTTCACGGTCGGGCGGCCGTGGGTGCCACGCAACGGTGTCTTCTGCTTCCCGCTGCGATTCTTCCGGTTCGACACGGATGAATTCTCGGTCGACACGCGCCCCAACGGCGGCGGCGTCGTCGCACTCCCCATTATCGAGACGCCAGAGATGGCCGTCTTCTCGGCCTAGCGATGGGCTACTCGGATCTTGAGAAAGCGGGCGGCAAACCGCGCGAGCTCTACACGTTCGCGCGTTCGGACCAGCTCTGGCGCTATGCCTCGAAAGCAACGGCGGTCAGCGTCACATATCCGATCAAAGGCACGCCGACCATCTATCCCGCCGCCGTGATCTCGCGCGGGCGGATTCAGCGCTCGAATGAAACAGGGACACTGACCGTCCACGTCACGCTCGCGCACACGCTGCCCGTCGCCGCCGCGCTCCGAGAATTCCGCACGATGCCGATGGTGTTGGGCATTCACCGCCAGCAAGACGATCCGTCGTCGCTGCCCGTGCTCATGATGTACGGCAACGTGGCCAACGTCACGCTCAACGAAGGACTCGTCGAGGTGGACGTGATCTCGGACGAAGCGCGCTTCGGTCAGCCGTTCCCGAAGTTGCTCATTGACCGGACGTGCCAACTGGCGTTTGGCAGCGCACGGTGCGGCGTGAACGAAGACGACTTTGGCTTCGATACCACGATCACCGCCATTGGACGTTCACAGCTCACGCTCGCGGCGACCGCCTTGGTGCCACCCGAGTATTACGACGCGGGGCAGATCGTCTTCACGGCCACGCGCGAGCGGGCGTTCATCGCCAAGCGCCTGCTCACGGGTCCGACGTTCTTCATCTTCGGCCAAGTGCCGAGCGGGGTCGCGATCGGCGACGCGGTGAAACTGATCGCGGGCGATGACAAGTCCCGCGATACGTGCCGGGACAAGTTCAACAACGTCGCGAATTTCTTTGGCTTCAATGAACTGCCATCGACCGATCCGATGGTGACGGGGATCGTCGTATGAGCGCACTCGTGAACGGCCCGATGGGCACGACGATGAGGACTCGCTGAATGTTCTGGTTTGTCCAGATCGGACTCTTGCTCCTGACGACGTTCGCGGCGCGCGCCATTACGTCGTGGATTCAGGCGCGACAGAAGCCGCCGGGCCTTCCTGAATTCCAGGCGCCGATCGTCGCGACCGGCACGCCCATCACGGTGCACTACGGCACGTGCCGATTCCAAGGCGTGACCGCGTGGTTCGGTGGCGCGGAGCTCGTGGAAGTCAACCTGAGCACGATCGACAACGTGTTCCGGATTGGCCGCACGAGAACGCTCGCCTATCAGTACAAAGTCACGCTGATGCAGGTGCTGTGCTGGGGCCAGGTGACGGAGATCAAGAACATGATCTTCGGCAACCGCCCGCTCTCGGATCAGGCGCTGTCGCAGCAGTTCGATTTAGGTGACGGGGTCGTGGTCCCTGTCCCGACGTTCGGGGGCGTCAACATCTTCGATGTCCCGCCCGGGAGTGTCGGGTCGATCGAGATCTATCACGGCGGCGTGGCAGCGGCCACGCTCTTCTTGCCCAACATCTTCGGCGGTCGGGGCCGGGGCGGCGGGTTCACCGCCGGCGGCGGCGACGCGAACAATCCCTACGGCGGATTCCTTCGCTTCTACATCGGGAATCGCAACACCGATCCGGACCCCGTGATGGAGGCGGCACTGGGCGTTGGGAACGTGCCCAACTACAACGATCTCTGCTACATGGTGTGGGATGGCGTCAACGTCGGCGAGTCGTCCCAAGTGCCGGCGATCGACTACATCCTCTTCCGCGGAGCGCAGTTCACGTTCGCCGGGGTCGGCGCGAACGTCGGCACGCGGAGTATTGCCGGGGCCAAGTCGGATTGGCAGATGGTCGATTACAGTCCCGTCGCGATCCTCTACGACATGCTGGTGAATCCGATCTACGGGCTCGGGTTCTCTCCCGACATGATCGACACCGCGAGCTTCCAGGACGCGCACACGCAGCTGGTGCTCGTCGAAGGCTTGGGCATGTCGATGAAGTTCGCCGGCGACCGATCGTCCGTCGAGGAGGCCATCCGCGAGATCGAACGCACCGTCGACGGCGTGTTGAATCGCGACCCGTTCACGTTCAAGTGGACGTTCAAGCTCATTCGCGACGAGGCGCCCGACGCGCCGTCGTTCGCCGCGCTCCGATCGTTCGATGAATCGAGCATCACCGGGCTCAAACTCAACAGGTCGGAGTGGATCGACACGTTCAATGTGCTGACGGTCGAGTTCACGGACGCCGAACGGCTGCTCGAGAAGAACACCGTCACGCTCCGGAACGACGCCAACATCGCGATGACGGGCGGCGAGCGCGCGATGCCCAACGTGCAGTATCTCGGTATCACAGACCGCGCGACGGCGCTCAAACTCAACGCGCGTGATCTTCGAAAGACGTCCGTCCCCCTCTGGAAAGGCCAGATGAAGACCACACGCGCCGGCTGGGATTTGGAGCGGGGCGACGTGTTCAAGCTGACGTACGCCAAGTATGAGATCTCGGAGCTCGTGATGCGCGTGCTCGCGATCGATTACGGCACC